GCGCTGGTTTTCAAAAATTGTTCCGTAAACTAAGATTTGGGTCATGCCCCAAGAGGCGAGAATAAAATATAAAAGCTCCACTATTCGTACCTATACATCCCTGCTAAACCATAATAATAGCCCGGATACCCCGGACTTAATGTTCCCTTCTTTTCTTTTTGTGGAACCTCACCTAATTCTGTGCTGTCCTCTTTGTCTGGATCGAGAAGTCTTTTGTCTTCTTCCTCGTCCACATATTCAAATGATTCAATATAATTCTGTTCTTCTTTCATAAAGTTGGCAATATTGTAAAGAACTAGTTCTGTTAAATTATCTATCTGTTGATCAATTGGGTATGCCCCCTCGATTGCCCCAAAAACATTTGAACCCTTGACACTCTCTGGTATTACAACACCTTTTTTAAATAAGAAATCGAAAAGCCTATTTTGACTTTTGTATACCAGCTCACCAAAGTCCTTTTTAGAGTAAGCAATTACTTTGCCTGTTTCTTCATCCAAAACAATATCCATATCAATATGATTAAAAACCATAATTTGCCCAGAGAGAGACCTCTTCATATCAAGATTTTTTATTTCTCCCTCCATTACATCTAATGGTAACTGATTTTTAATGGTGATTTTAATACTCATTTTAGTTTTTTATTTCCCTAGCCAATTCTTGAATTTTTAAAATCTTTTTCAGATCTCCATCTTCTAAAGGTCTTTGGCTGAATCCTTCTAGAATTTTAAGTACTTGATTTGCTTTTTGAATCATCTCTGAGTCTTCTATAAATTCTTTAGACCCTTTAGCAACAGACAATTCCTCCTTCAATCTTCCTATTTCTGTGTTTAAATAAATCTGAAATTCTAGGTCATTGTCGATTCCAGAAGATATAAAATTAGAAAGAAGGGTCTTTTGCTCCTCTAATAATCCAACATACTCTTCATTAAACCTTTCAACAAAAGATTTAAAAACTAAACTATCAATATGCCTAAGTTCTTTTTTTTCTAATTCTTTCGGAGCCTCGACCATTAACTGTAAGGCTTCTTCTTCTAAAAGAACACGATCTTTAGCAGGCAAATTGAGATTATTAAATACCTGATGTAGTGTGGCTAAATTTTTATAGTTTGGAACAAAAGTAGTGAATACGTCCTTGGAAAGTTCTTTGTTGATCTTGGAAATCATTTGACTTTGCTCTGTAAAAATTTGTTTTTTGTTAAGAATAGAATATTCAATTTTGGACTCTGACAGTATTTTTTCGGCAACATTTTGTTTTGCGTCTTTAGTTTGTAAAATATTTTTGTATATTTTTACTTCTCTACCCAAGATAGTTTCATGGTTAAAGTGTTCCCTAACAATACTTAAAACCGCTTCCCTTTTAATTTGATCTTTTTCAACAGTAGCTTTTGTTAATTCTCTGACGAGTGCCTCATAAAGAAAAATAGTATTTCTTTTTTTATTATGTTTAATTCTAGTTGACATTCTTCTTTGTCTCCAATTCTGTAATTAATCTTTTTACTTCACTATTAATTTCAAAGATTTTTTTCTCTTCTCTTTTATAATTAGAATCTTCTTGTTCTTTAATCCCTCTTGCTAAGCGGGAAAGGTCTTGATACCCCTTATTGATGTTCCTGCTAGTACTACTAGCTAAATTGCTTCCAGCGTCTGAAGACATTTGTCTCTGCATTGCTCTTTTGCCAGATAAGTCTTTTCTAGGCTCGTAAAACTTGCCCTTTGATTTGGGGGTGGTAGTAATTTTCTTTCCTCCAACTTTTTTTTCTATTTTATCATCTCTATTAGCTGGCGGAGTTGCCAATAAATTTGTTTCTGGCTCTTCTGCCGGGGCAGGCTCATCAGCAGCAGCGGGTTCTTCTGGTCCGGGTTCATCACCAAGAAGATCTTCGGCTGCTCCGGGTTCATCATCCAAAAGACCACCTAAACCTCCTCCAACGGCTGCTTCAGTCGATTCTGCTGATTGATCAAGCTGGGCTGTGATTATTCTATCGTGGAACATCTCTCGTTGATTTCTCAAAAATTCCTCTTCAGAAATGGCAAACAGATTTTCAGCGATCCATCTCTTAGAGAAGAAACCGTCTGCGGCTGCTGACGCAACATCAAACTTGGTCCTCCACTGCTCCAAGTCTTGAAGTTCAGCAATCTTAGATGGATTATTCATTGAAAGTTTGAAGGAAATAAGATCGTTCTCTCTGTACCCTAAAGTGAAAAGATGAATAATAGCAATCTTTTCCAATTCTGTTATAACAACCCTTTGTAATCTTTGGATTGTTCTCGCAAATCGAATGTCTTTTTGAGCCAGAGTTGCCTTGTCTTCATCAGCGCCTTCGCCACGAAATAGGTAAGACTGTGGGATTTTAAGTGCCGAAAATAGTTTATCTTTTAAGTATTTAACGTCGTCAATGTCACCTGTATAAGTCCCTCCGGGTAAACTCTCAACTCTAGTTGATTGAGCACCACGAGTAGGGATAAAGTAATCCTCATCAACAGACATTGGATTATAACGAAGATCAACGCGACCAGAATCTGCATCAACAACTTGATTTCTCTTCATCGAGGTCATGACCTTTTGCATGTACTGCTCAACATCATTGGGAGCCATGTTTCCAACATCAACGTAAAAGACCCGGCGTTCTGGTGATCTGACAATACGATAAGCCATCATAGCGTCTTCAAGCAAAGAAAGCTGTCTGAATATTCTTCTTGATGGATCTAAAACAGATGTGCCATACGGAGCATGCTTATCATTGCCCAGAACTCTAAAGTGGGCAACTTGCCAGTTTTCAAAAGTAAGACCTGCGGAATTCCACTGATATTGAACATAATTTGGATTTGTTTTATCTTCTCCCTCTAGCCTCTCTACTTCTCTTAGAGGGAGGCTAATAACATTTTCAATACCTGTTTTTTCGTCTATATCCAGATAGAGAATATAGTCACCATATTTACAAAGAGTTCTACACCAATTAAAAATATTGTGCTCGACGTTAAGAACATTGTGAAAAAGTGAATTCAATATAATTTTAATTTCTTCGTTTTGGCAATGAATGTTTAGCAGGGGTTTCATTGGCGACGAAGTTGTCATTTCATCAGCATATATATCTAAAGCAGAGGCTATTATTGGCTCATATTCCATTTGATCAAAATCAACGTATCTTTGAAGTCTGGATTGGTTTTGGTAAATATTTGCCGACAAATCAGAGAAAGGATTATATCCTGATTTTTTAAACTGTTTTCCAGACATTGATTGAAATTTTGTAGAATATTTATCTAAATCTTGTCTACGATTTTGATTTACATTCTGCGCCCTATAATTAACAATGGGACCCGAGAAAAGTCTAGTTAATCTTTTGAATAGTGGGGATGCGGGATTTCTTACATTTTTTCCATTTTTGGGAGCCATCGATTTTATCCTTTGAGAATCCAATTATATTGCTGTTGTTCTTTTATTCTAGCACTTTTTGCAACGGGTTTATAGCCTTGTTGTCCAGCAATAGTAGTATTTAATTCACTTTTTGTTTTAGTCATCGTACTCAGGAATGTCTTAGTATATTCTATATCTCTACGATTTGTCTCTAGAGCCGTATCTCTTACCCAGCAACCAATAGCAAAAGCCATTACAAGATCATCATTGTACATTCTCATCGCCTGTGGACGACCATTTTGCCAAACAAATGTTTCCAGTTCATTAAATAGTCTGGCTGAATATATTGTAACTAGTTTATTTCTAATGAATTCTTCCATTTTTGCCACAATCAGAGGTCTTGTCTTGGAGGTAGTAGAAAAACCAGCAACAGCATTAGATTGCGTTTCTCCCAAATACTGTTCCACATATTCGTGTGTTGATTTAATTGAGTAATAAAGATTGGGATAAGCCAAGTCTCTAAGCTTATCTAGCACCGCAAAGCCTACGGAATTGTTTTCAATAACCATCAAGCATTCACCGAATTCTTTGCCTACTTCGTTTAACATATTAGCGAAAAGATCTGGTGTGATTTTAGATTTGTACTCTCCAATGATTTCCATCGTTGATAACTTCATAATGTGGAAAACAGAACTATCTTTGTCGTCACCACGGGCTACGTCGGCTACAAGAAGATAGCTTTCTCCCGGCTGATATTCTTCCCAAATCCAAAAGTTTCTATCAAAACCTGTCTTATACTTTGGCTCCTGAAGTCCTTGCTTTATCCTCGCCATGTCCTCGGGGTGAATAACGGTTTCACCAGACATATTAAAGTTACACTCATACTCTTGTGCCACTTGACGTTGGGACATATTCTTGGTTTCTTCCTCAAACCATTCGTCGTCTCGGTCTGGGTGGACATGCCATGGGAGAATAGTCGGAAAGAAATCGTTGATGCCTGCCTCTGCGTCGGAATAGGTTTGGTGAAACCAATTACCCACACCATTTGGAGTGGATAGGGCGATACATCGACCACCTGTTGATAGAGTAGGGTAAAGACCTGTCCATAACTCATCAAGACCTTCTACGTGGGCTGCCTCATCAATAACAAGGAGAGATAGAGCTTCTGAACGTCCGGCATCTCCTGAAG